ACTACGGTGTCCCTGCTCCTGATGACATGGACAGCGTTGTCTCTATCTACAACGTGAAGGTAGGTGCCTAATGACTGCCTATCACCCAAAGAGTACTAGCGTTGAGTGGGGTACTCCTCTGAGCTTGTTTGAAGCTCTAGATGCTGAGTTCAGGTTTGGGGCTGACATGTGTGCCTCAGGAGACAACGCTCTGTGTGAGATCTTCGTAGACAAAGAAGAAGACTGTCTTTCGTTTGAGTGGGACTGGGCTGCTGACCTTCCTCACTCTTTCGCTCTGTGGATGAATCCTCCTTGGGGGCGCAGGATAGGCAGGTTCATTCAGAAGGCTTACGAGCAGAGTAAGAAGCAGAGAGCCGTTGTTGTCTGCCTTCTCCCAGCTAATACAGATACGAAGTGGTGGAGAGACTGGGTGTGGAAGGCTAGCGAGGTCAGGCTCATTACTGGGCGGCTTCGCTTTGAGTGCTCTGATGGGCGTACTGGACCGTGTCCTACTGGGGCTTGTGTCGTTGTCTTTACTCCTTGGGGTGAGGGACCTCCTAAGGTTTCTCTGATGAGCAGGGGGACCTAGTGGCTTTTGACTCAGAGAAAGCCATCCTCGCTCTTTGCTTGAGGAGCCCCATTGTTGTTGATGAAGCTACTGCTGTTGGAGTTAAGAGGGACCACTTCTCCTCTCCTACTCACCGCTTGTTCTGGTCTGCCTTTGTAGAAGACAGAGAGAGAGGCATCGGTCCAGACAGAGCTACTCTGACTGAGCGGTTCGCTGACAACGTGGGGGACAGAAGGCACTTCACTGACTGGCAGCACTTCGGGAAGGTGGTGGACGACATCACCTCTGTCCCTGCTATCAGGAAGAACGTAGAGCACTACGTCTCTAACGTGATTGAAACGGCGCGTAGGCAATACATGGTTGATGCGGCTAGGCGGATCCTTGACCACGAAGAGAATGGCTCCCCCTTCTCTGAGCTAATCAAGCTGTCGAGCACCATCACAAACCTAGCCTCCTGGGCTCCTGAGGGCCGTTCAGAGCCACGGACAGCCCACGACATCACTAAGGACTACCTAGACGACCTACAGGCCCAGAGGATGGGCTTGAAGACGAACACGCTTATCTCCACTGGTATCCCTGCTCTAGACAGCATCCTCAAAGTCAGACCTGGGCAGATGGTGATTATCGGTGGCAGGCCCAAGATGGGTAAGAGCGCTGTGATGATGACCCTTCTCTCTAACATCGCTAGATACAACGGGGCTCCTACGCTCTCTATCAGTGCTGAGATGAACGAGATGCAGATTGGAGAGAGGATTGCGATGTCTGAGGCGAACCTAGGAGAGACTGCAGAAGACCTAGAGGGAGTTAGAGGTAAGATCTTGTCTCGCTGGGACGGTCTGCCTGTCTACTACGACGATAAGCCTAAGAGCTTAGGTGCTGCCCTCATGTCTATCCGCATGCAGAAGAGCAAGCTAGACATCTGTGCCGCTGCAGTGGACTACTTACAGCTTCTGAAGCTCCCTAAGGAGAACAGCAGAGAGCGACAGGTGGCTGAAGCTAGCTCTGCCTTCAAGAGACTGTCTATGGAGCTTAATATCCCCATCTTTGTACTCGCTCAGCTGAACCGTAGCTGCGAGTACAGAGAGAATAAGCGCCCCATGCTCTCAGACCTTCGTGACTCAGGCCAGATTGAGCAAGATGCAGACGCTGTCATCTTCGTTTACCGCCATTCTGTCTACGATGAGGACCATGAGCCCGTCTCTGACCTTGAGATGATCGTAAGAGCCCAGAGAAACGGTCCTACGGGCACTGCTCACTGCTCTTGGGAGCCCGGTAACGGCTGGATAACGAGCAGACGATGAGTGACACGCTACTCAGGCTGTTTTCTTACGAGTACGGCAAGGACCACTGCCGCCTTCACGACCTTCCCTACGAAGACTGGCGCTTATTCGCCGCAAAGACCTACGCATACGCAGTAGAGCGCGGAGCGAAGGACGGGCTGCTCATTGTGTCAAGCTGGTTAGCCATGAGAGCCGCTACTTTAGGCTGGATGGACGACTTCGCGCGGTGGGCGGCTAAGGCTCACTCTGTTGGGACGCCAGACAGCGCGTTCCTCCAGACCACACGGTTCAAGGCGGCTTCTGTGAAGCTAGTGCGAGAGGAGCGCCTGTACGCGGCTGCTAAGGTGTTCAGGCGGGAGTACGAGGAGGCGTTTGGTTACCCTCTGCACCTCATTACTATGGCGATGGAGATGAGATGAGGGTGTTTGTTGGTGCTGACCCTGGAATGACTGGCGGGCTAGCCGCTGTAGACGCAGACGGCAAGCTCCTCTCTGTCATCGCTATGCCTAGAGTGAATGGGAGCGCTGGCCCTCAGGACTATCATGCGATTAAGGCATGGTTCGCTGAGATGAAGGGGCTAGGGAAGGTTGAGGCTGCTCTAGAGAAGATCTCAGTCAGACCCGGTGAGGGGATTAAGTCCACACTTACCGCAGGCACAAATTGGGGGTTCCTCAAGGGAATGCTTGTCGCAATCGGGGCTCGCTATGTAGAGCCCACCCCTCAAGCCTGGAAAAAAGCGCTCTCTCTCCCGAAGAGGTCTGGAAAAGAGAGGAAGCAAGGAAAGGAAGACGCAGTAGTCCTCGCTACTCAGCTCTTCCCTGGCATCGACCTCACACCAGGGCGTAAGAGAGTCCCACATGATGGTATGGCTGACGCTGTGCTTATTGCTGAGTATGCGAGAAGGACGCTAGGCTAAGGAGTAGGCGGGGCAATAGGAGTCCAGGCCCTAGTGAGTGCGGACTCTGTCGCCCCTTTTGGGCGCTGAAAAGGGGGCTTGCGTGGAGCGAAGGCGGTCTTCTCTGGGATCATCCCACCGAAGTGTCTTTTCCACGAATCCTTTCCCTGTGAGAACCACTCTGCCTCATCAAAGCTGTCGAACGGGATTGCGTTTCCGCGTCCAATCTGTGCCCTGTCCCACGTGCGGTCCCCAGGCTGTCGCTCTACTAGCTTTCCGTCATCCCCCAGAACAATGTGAGGGATAACCCAAGTCTTCCCTCCCAGCTTTACCCCCTCATATGTCTCTTCTGGGCCGTAGTTGTAAGTGGAAAGAACGGCTGTGGCATCGCTGCCGTCTTCCCTGCGTATCACCGGGTAGGCGTTTGGGTTGAGCAGCCTACGGATGAAGGGAACCTCCTTGTTCGCAAGTAAGATCTCGCGAGCCCGCTCCTTCTGTAGTTCCCCTTGCGCGATTGCCGCTAGTTCTTCTGTAGTTGGCATGGCTAAGGATAGACCTCTAGAGGCTCAAAGTCTTCTGCGATAGCCACGTAAGGAGCGCCCTGTCTGAGGTATCTCTCTACTTCAAGAGCCTGCTCAATACCTTGGAGGTTTTCCGCTGCCTGACTCCTAGCTCGCTCTCTCGCCATCTCTGACAGCAGAGCTTCTACGTCACCCTGAGTTTGGAGGGACTCGTCCCTAAACACAGAGCCCTCTGGCTGGAAGGCCCCCCCAGGCACAAGCCTTGGCTCTGTTTGAGCTGTGGGGTTCCTTGCTGACCTAGCGTAGGCTCTTCCTGCTGGCCCAGACACAGCCCCAGCAGCACCCATAGCTAGGGTTAGCGGCACGGCTGGCTTCAGAGCCCCCCTAGCTGCTGCCCGAAGAGCGCTAGGTCGCGCTATTGTTGAGGACGCGGGCGCTCCACGAAGAGCGGCAGAGAGCCTCTGCTCAGCGGCAGCTTCCGCACCCTGCTGCGCCCCTCTGTCTATAGCTTGCTCTTGAATGGCACCCTGAATGAGAGGCCCAACAGTCCCCCCCGTTTTCCCTGCCGGGTTAACGAGTCTTAAGTAGGCTTCGTTGGAGAGCCTTCTTCCTCCGTGCCCTCCATCAGCGAACTCCCGAAGAATGGTCTCAGGGCCTCTCCCCCAGTACATGCCTCCCGCAGCAGCAGGCCCAGCAAGATCTAGCGGGACACCCACACCACGAAGAAACGACTCAACAGGCCCTGCCATAGAGCTTCGCTCCTGTGGGGCATAGAGGGGGGTTCTTGCTTGGACTGACTTGGGCGGCATGGTTAGCGCTTCATCTTGCTAGCCGCTAAGGCCAGGATGTCCTCTGCTCTGTTTGAGGGAGTTCCAAATGTCTCAGTCAGTCTCCGCTGACGAGCAGCTTCGGCAGCTTGGGCCTGGAGCTTGAGCCTCGTCCGCTCGGCTGTCGCCTCCCCCCGGTATCCAACCCCCGGATATGCGTAGGCATACGCCTTTGAGCGGGCATCCTGGCGACGACGGTAGTTCTCATCGGTGGGTTCCGCCCTGTATGCCTCGTTGGCGGATTGTACTGCTGGGTAGTGAGTTGGCCCAGACTCACCCGGAGCCCCGTAACTACGCGATTCAGCCAACCCTGACTTGTATGC